GCCAAAGAAGCCCTGGCCCGCGAGAAGGCAGAGCTGGAGCGGCTGGCGCAAGCGATGGTGGACGAGAACAAGCGTCTCAAGCAGTATGTGCAGTCGGGCACCGAGCAGTACATGACGATGGCCAACCAAGCGGCGGAAGCCAAGCTTGAGAAAGCCCGGCGAGACCTCAAAGCCGCGCAGGAGGCGTTTGATACTGACGCCATCATTGCCGCCCAGGAAGCCCTGGCCGAAGCCAAGTGGGACTCGCAGAGTGCAAAAAATATGCGCGCACCCACTTTACAAGAGCCGCAAGAAGATGTACAAAGACAACAACCGCAAAACCAACAGGTGCGGGCCGACGAAAAGACACTGCGCTGGCAGGCAAAAAACCAGTGGTTCGGCTCGGACGGGTTTGAGGAAATTACCAGCTACGCACTAGGGCTGCATCAAAAGCTAGTTGCAAACGGGGTGGACCCCCGCAGTGATGAATATTTCGAGCAGATAGATGCTCGCGTACATTCCAAGTTCCCAGAGATTTTTGGGGGCGCGGAAGAAAAACAACGGTCGCAAGGTTCTTCCACGGCACCAGCTAGAAAACCTGCATCTGTTGTGGCTCCTGCCAGTCGTTCGACGGGCAAGAGAAGGGTTGAGCTTACGCCATCGCAAGCTGCGTTGGTTAAGAAATTCAATCTCGATCCGCAAAAGTATGCACAGGAAGTTTTGAAACTGGAGGCCCAAAATGGTTGAAACTCAAGATCGCACTGCCCGGGAGTTGAAGTCCCGCGATAAAACCGCTCGCGCTGTATACGTACCGCCGAGCAATCTGCCTGATCCGACACCTGAGCCAGGGTGGGTTTACCATTGGGTTGGTACTCATATCCTTGGGCAGGCAAACCCTACCAACGTGTCCCAAAAGATGCGTGAAGGCTGGGAGCCGGTGAAAGCGACAGACCATCCAGAACTGATGCTCTTGGGTAATGAGAAAACGGGCAACGTGGAGATTGGCGGACTCATGCTCTGCAAGATGCCGACCGAACGCTATCGCGCCCGTCAGGAGTACTACAACAAGCAAGCTCAGGGACAGATGGACTCAGTGGATAACCACTTTTTGCGCAACAACGACCCGCGCATGCCCCTGTTTGCGGAGAAAAAATCCTCCACGACACGCGGTGCCGGGTTTGGTTCTGGTTCAAAGTAACAAGGAGTCCTTAAATGGCATCAGTAGCAGCCCCCTACGGGCTTAAGCCCGTAAATCAGTTGGGTGGCACCCCATATGCAGGTGCAACCCGTACTTATCTCATTGACCCCGCAGGTACCGCCGCAAACATTTTCAACGGCTCGCCCGTGTATGTGAATGCAAACGGCTACTTGGCTGTGGCAACTGCAACCGGCGCTGACGCGACGACTAACGGCTTCCCCGTGGGCACCTCTAACACAGGTATCGTGGGCGTGTTCGTTGGCTGCTCGTTCTTCAACGCGCAAGGGCAGTTGATTTTCTCGCAGTACTACCCCACTGGCACCACCGGTGTGGTTCAGGCTCAGGTTGTTGACGATCCCAACGTTGTGTTCCAGGTCCAGTCCGCTGGCTCTGTGACGCAAGCCGCTGTGGGTGCAAACTTGTTCTTCAGCACTGGCGCTGTGGCAACTGGTAGCACGAGCACTGGTAACTCTACGGCTTCTGTCGTGGCAGGTTCCTCGGCTGTGACCACCACTGCGGCCTTCCGTGTTGTGGGTTTCCCCAACGTGCAGGGATTTTCGGTTGTGGGCGACGCCTTCACCGATGTCTATGTGAAGATCAACCCCGGCTACCATAGCTTCACCAACGCCGTTGGTCTGTAAGGAGTATTGAAAAATGGCAATTTCACGCGCACAACTGCTCAAAGAGCTGCTCCCAGGCCTGAACGCCCTGTTTGGTATGGAGTACGCCCGCTACGGCGAAGAGCACAAGGAAATCTACGAGACCGAGAAATCGGAGCGTAGCTTTGAAGAAGAGACCAAGCTGGCTGGCTTCTCTGCTGCACCTGTCAAGAACGAGGGCTCTGCCATCGCTTACGACAACGCACAGGAAGCGTTCACCGCCCGCTACACCCATGAGACCATTGCTCTGGGCTTCTCGATCACCGAAGAGGCGGTTGAGGACAACCTGTACGACAGCCTGTCTGCTCGTTACACCAAAGCTCTGGCCCGTGCGATGTCCTACACCAAGCAGGTCAAAGCTGCAGCCGTCATCAACAACGGCTTCAACGGCTCGTACCTCGGCGGTGACGGCGTTACCTTGTTCGGCAACAACAGCTCCAGCACTCGTGTTGGCCACCCGCTTGTTGGCGGTGGCGTCAACTTCAACAGCCCGACCACTGGTGTTGATTTGAACGAGACCGCTCTGGAAAACGCTGTGATTCAAATCGCTGCGTGGACCGATGAGCGTGGCCTGCTGATTGCAGCCAAGCCTCGCAAGATGGTGATCCCCCCGAGCCTGATGTTCGTTGCCAAGCGCCTGCTTGACACTGAGCTGCGGGTCTCGACTGCGGATAACGACATCAACGCGATCAAGCAGATGGGCGCAATCCCCGAGGGCTACACCGTCAACCACTTCTTGACCGATCCAAACGCATGGTTCTTGACCACCGATGTTCCGAACGGTATGAAGCATTTCGAGCGTATGCCCCTGGCAAACTCGATGGATGGAGACTTCGATACCGGCAACGTCCGGTACAAGGCCCGTGAGCGTTACAGCTTCGGCTGGTCTGACCCTCTGGGTATGTGGGGTTCGTCGGGTTCGTCCTGATTTTGTAGGGTAAACCCTAGTAAAAACGGCCCTTCGGGGCCGTTTTTCTTTGCCTGCTTATGGGGTACCAAATTGCCTGTAACTAAGTCTCGCTTACCTGTGTCGTAACGCATAAAGGCACTTGCATTCCCGCCAAAGCCATGATACAAAGGAGCCATCCCGGGGTCCCCGGCGTTTCTGACAGTCCCGGCTGACGACATGCAGACAGAGCGCCAACAGTTAACTCGCATGTGAGGAAATCATGGCACGCACTACCTTCTCTGGCCCGGTAAAGTCTGACAACGGTTTTGAGGGCGCAATTGTCGGCAACGTTGTTGGCAACGTCACCGGCAACGTCACTGGCACCGTCACCGGGACCATCATTCTCCCAACTGCAACTGCCGCAGCTCTGGGCGCCATCGCAAACGCTATCAACACCACGGGCAAAGTGACCGGCAAGACGGTTGTGGACATTGCCACTGGCGTGATCTACACCGCTTCGGGGGCTACGGCAGCATCTGTTTGGTACGGGTCCAACGCCACCACCGTCACCCCCGCTTAATAGGAGCGCATCATGACGATGCAAACAGACGTTCTATCCGCTCATATAGAAGCTACGGGCACAATAGTGTCTGGGCGTTTCCGGTTGAAGGGGTATCAGTGCATATCGGGCGGAACGGCGGGCGATATTATTTTCAGGGATGGGGGAGCTTCTGGCACTATCCGTCTGCGATTTAATATTGGTACAGGTACGCAACCAATTGCACTACCCATTCCGGGGCAGGGGATTTTGTTTACGACGGATATACACGTCACTGTACCCGGCACGGCACCCAATGCAGCTAAAGTAACGGTGTTCTATGGCTAAGACCGCAGCATGGACTCGCAAGGAAGGCAAGAACCCCAAGGGCGGACTCAACGCCAAGGGGCGAGCCTCCTACAACAAGGCCAACCCAGGCAAGCCTGGGCTCAAGCCGCCAGCCCCTCACCCCAAGACAGAAAAAGACAAAGGACGCCGTGCTTCCTTTTGCGCAAGAATGTCCGGGATGCCGGGGCCGATGAAAGACGAAAAAGGGAAGCCAACCCGCAAGGCGTTGTCTCTTAAAGCATGGAACTGCTGACATGAGCCAGAATCACGACACCGTTAAGAACGCACTGGACATTGTTTCGGTGGTTGCCACCATTGGCTCGTTCTTGCAGCTTTTCACGCCTGTATTTGGTCTGATCGGTGCGATCTGGACACTAATGCGCATCGCTGAGATGGTCTCGGGCAAGACGTTTGCGGAGCTGATCCGCAGAAAGAAAGCTGACGATGCCAAGCAAGAGTAAGGCACAACACAACTTGATGGCGATGGTGGCCAACAACCCCGCCGCTGCCAAGCGAGTAGGAGTTCCGCAGTCTGTCGGCAAGGAGTTCATGAAGGCAGACAAGGGCAAGCGGTTTGGGTCTGGGAGCCGTGCAGATGCGCAGGCAATCAACAAGCCCAAAACCAATCAAGGCAAGCAAGAGTTTTTTTCGAAAGGTGGTGACACTATGGCTTCCAAAATGAACGCTGGTTTTATGGCAATGATGGCAAAGAAAAAAGGCGCACCTGCCAAGAAGATGGCCAATGGTGGTA